AGCCCTGGTAAACCTGGGGTTCAGTGTAGGTGAATGGGCGGGTTATGCATCAGTAAACTAAAAGTTTAACTGGAGTAAATTTGAGAATAAAAATAATCGTGAAATAACATCAAAAATAAAACAAAAACGCTTGCATTTTGTTCCCGAAAATGATATTATAATAGTGTCAAAAGGGACTAACAAAAACGACAACGAAAAGGAGACAGAAAAATGAAAAATTACATTTACACGGTGCTCAAGGATTTCGTACGTAACTACACGGAGAAACATGGTGTACGCCCGAGCAAGTGGGACTGTGTGTGCTACATGAACGGGTATAACCCGGATGAATCAATTCATAATGTTTTTGAGGTGTTAGACGTTTTAGAGGATGAGAGTGTTATTACTTACAGCATTCCCGCTGACGGTTGGGGGCATTAAGCCCCTCGCCTGTTTCACGTGAAACAACGAGACGAAAGGAGACTGGAGGCGAAAAAGAATGAACAGTGTGGACAAGAGGATTGAAGAACTACTGAACCGGGCGGGGCAGACGATCACTGATCTGCCGAGAAAACAGGGAGAGTCCGTATCAGAACCATATTCTGGAGAAGCTTGTCAGAAAGCCAACGGCACGGCGTGGAGATGGTATCTGAACGTTGATACGGACATGGATGACTACGACAGCACCAGCTCAAAATTTGTTTTGAAACTGTATATCCTGCACCTGACTGACGTGATCGACCGCATGGAGTGGGCGCTGGAGACAACACGAAAGGAGATTAACCAATGAAACGAGTAATATTGGATGTGCCGGACATGACAACCGTAATAACTATTACTTACATTTATAATGACGAGAAAACATATGATCTAATGGCTGGGACCGCCGTTATAACAAATTCCGACAATCCAGATGTGATGCAAAACGAGAAACCGTATATTGTTCGTGCTTCAGATAGGAGGTCAGACAAATGAAACGCCCCGCAAACCAACTAACCCGTATGCGCGATGCGGCCGAGCTTGCCCGGCTGATCGAGCAGGAAACCAGCAAATCGCCGACGATGGACGAGGAAAAACGCCTCGTCAAGCTGGCACACAAACACTATTGCACTCTTGGAGAAATCCGAGTACAATATAAATTGTCCACCACCGAGGACGAGGCTATCAGCAAAATTTATCTCACACTTGCACAAGCCGAGGCCGAGGCCCACAACAACGAGACTGTAAAGGAGTTTTAAAATGTCTGCATTGATTAGTCGCATTAACGCCCCCGCCCCTCAGAAATTGACGAACGGCCAGAAAATCCGCATTGATGACTTCGAATGCTCTATGGTTGAAAACACACTGTCCAATGATGGTTCCCTCCGTCCTCAGATGATTATCTATTCAGACGGTACCGCCTATTACGCCCCTACCCCGGTCGCCCGGAAAGTTTCCGAGGCTGTTGAGGCCGAAGGGCTCCAGGCTGTCAAGGACGAGCTCCTCGGTAAAACCCTCGAAGCCCGGGAGTACTACTCCAACCGCTGGCGCCGTATGCTGTTGAACGCCGTCATTATCTGAATTAAATAGCTGTTTATATTGAGCGTGGTTGAGTGTGAGCGGCCACGCTCTTTTTATGAAGGGAGAATGAACAAAATGAAGGTATTAGTTGCTTGCGAAGAGAGTCAACGAGTCTGTTCAGAGTTTCGCAGGTTGGGGCATGAGGCATACAGTTGCGACATCCAAGAGTGTAGCGGGGGGCATCCTGAATGGCACATCAAGGCAGATGCGCTTGAGATCATGAAGATCGACTGGGATTTGATAATAGCATTCCCGCCTTGCACAGACCTTGCCGCATCGGGTGCGCGTTGGTTTGAGGATAAAAGAAGGGACGGCAGACAGAAAGCGAGTATCGACTTCTTCCTGGCGTTCACGCGAAGCAGATGTCAGCGCGTGGCAATTGAGAACCCAATCGGCATTATGTCGCGATACTACAGAAAGCCGGATCAGATCATTCAGCCGTATTTCTTCGGAGATAACGCGAGAAAATCAACGTGCCTGTGGTTGAAGGGTCTGCCGAGACTGATACCTACGAACATCGTAGATATGGGCGAGATCACGAAGGACGGTCAGAGCGTTGGAGCAAGCGCAAATTACGCGAGGGACGAGAACGGAAAAATTCTTGCGTGGAACGACCCACGGACTGCGAAGATTCGGAGCAAGACATTCCCTGGAGTAGCCAGGGCAATGGCGGAACAATGGGGCACAACGTTGAAGGGAGAATGAACAATGCCAAACGCATATTATAGGAAGGTTAAAATCCGTATTGTATACCGGGGTACTGACAGAAAACTTCGATGGCGTTTCGAGTATGCGTATCACGTCGGTAACCTCTACGGCGACACGGTCCGCCTGTGCGTGTACAAAGATGAGAAGTCCGTAAAACCGCATTGGTATTGTGTCGACCCGGAAACCGGCCTTTCGCTGGGTGAGGGCAAAACGAGGATTGAGGCTGCAGACATGGCCCGCAGTAGAGTTACGCACATTAAGAAAGAAACATATGAGCAAAAAGTATCGGACATGAAACAGAAGTACGTTGAATGGGGTTTAATGAGTTTCGATTATAAGGAGGGTTATAAATGGCTACCCCCAAAGATTTAAACCGGAAACATACCTCGGGCATCAGCTACGCCCGGGCGGCGAAAAAGTATGGCGTGGATATTTCAGAGGCAAAGGCATACGCTCAAATGGCGAAGGCATATAACAAGCAGGCTAGAGAATGGGCCAGGGATTACGGTTACAAGGGTGATTTGTGGAAAGCCCCATCGCTCGGTGATATTGCCCGGGAAAGTGGAGCGGCACGTCGCTTCGGAGGTGTACAGAATCTTTTCGGGTATATGCAAGAGGAGATCGCGGCCCGGCTGGCTGATAAGCCCAAACTGGTATTAAAGGAAAAAGCGAAGCAGTACGCCGCAAACCTACTGCAAGCGTTACGCAATAACCCAGAAAGCGCGTTTCCGGAAAGTGACGTGTCCAAAGCTATTAAGAAACTTGAAAAACGGTCAGCACGTTGGATCATGCGTAAATCCGGTGGCGAAGTCCTTGATGTTTATTATTCCGGTGAGATAGGGGCCCGAGGGACAGTCATTCAGAAAATTTTGGAGTGGTAATAATGGCGGAGTTAGTCGGGGATTTTGAGACAATCAAGCGCGGGGATGAAATGGCCGTTTGGCTGTTCGACCTCTGCGACATATACACGCTGGAGCACAAAACGTTCACCAGCATTGACGAGGGTTTGTCATCCATTACAGAAGATACGACCCTTTATTTTCACAACCTCAAATTTGACGGCTCTTACATCCTCGACTATCTCCTCCGGTCCGGTTATCGCTGGGTGGACGAATCCCGGTTTGTCAAAACGCCAAAGACGATGAATTTTTTAATAACAGATTCGGGAATATGGTTTACCGGAAAGATTATGACGGAAACCGGCGTAAAAATCAAATTCCGGGATTCATTTAAAAAAATCCCCTTGTCGGTCAAGGTAATTGCCCAATCTTATAAACTGCCGATTTTAAAGGGTGAAATCGACTACACCATGCCCCGGCCCGAGGGATATATCCCAACCGAGACGGAACTGGCATACATTCATAATGACACCGAGATTGTAGCCCGGGCATTGAAAATCCATTTTGACCAAGGGCTTACCGAGCTCACGGCCCCGGCAGATGCCTTTAAAATGTTAAAAAGGACCGTGTGCGACAACTTCCGGAAACTGGGTATTATGTATATGCGGGACCACGATGAAGTTGAGGCGTTCTGCCGCCTGGCCTACTGCGGCGGTATCTCATGGGTGAACCCAGATATTCAAGAGCAGGAGGTCGGGGCCGGGGTTGTATACGATGTGAATAGTTTGTATCCGTCCGTTATGGATCGCTACCCATATCCGGTATATTATCCAACGAAGATGCACGATTTTTCAGAAATAGGCGGGCATTTATGGATCGCGTCCTTTACGTTTCGCGGTCAGAAATTGAGCGGTAAACTCCCGACGTTGAGAGCAAATAATCAATGGGTCGAGGACAGTTATGACGGCATTATTACTATAACCTCAATCGACTATGAGACAATCATAGAAAATTATAGAATAGATGATTTAACATTCATCGAGGGTTACCGCTGGGCACACTCAGACGAGTTACTGTTTCATGATTTTGTTAAATACTGGGGAGACAGGAAACAACAGGACACAGGCGGATTGCGTCAGGTTGATAAACTTATGCTTAATTCCAGCTATGGGAAATTCGGGCTCAACCCGTACAGGTGCCGAAAACAGGCCGTTTATGATGCCGAAAATAAAGTCGTCAAGTATACGTCCATGAAAGACGAAAATGGAGACAAAAAGATTGATCATGATAAATGTAATAATGTTGCAATTGCGGCATTTGTGACAGCATACGCCCGGCGTGAATTGAATCGGGGCGTTAATGCCTCGACTGGGTTCTGCTATTGTGATACCGATTCGGTACACCTCGCAACCTATAAGGATAAGAAAACAGGGCAGATTATAACCCCCAGCTTCGGGGGAGAGGTCCACCCGGTCAAACTGGGGGCATGGAAACGTGAAAGCGAATTTATCCGGGCCCGGTATCTGCGGCAGAAAACTTACATTGAAGAAACCCGGTATAACGAGTTTGATGTCAAAGCCTGCGGGATGCCTGCATCGTCAAAAGCGTTTGTACGCTGGGATAACTTACACGACAATTTCAGAATGGGGGCCACGTTCCCCGGTAAGCTGATGCCCAAAGTAAGGCCTGGCGGGATTGAATTGGTAGAGACGGATTTTACAATCTGCTCCCCCAGGATTAGATTTTAAGATACTTGGCTACGGACTGGAAAAATTCCGATTTATCCCGGACGTTCTGAAATCCGATTAAGCCGGTTGAATAGTATCGGCGGATAACATCCACGACATACCGGCCTCGGAAATCTAACAATGTTTTATCATCGTGTAAGGTGGAATCGAACACATAAACATACTCGGCCGTTTCACCGGCCGATTTTTTAATGTACAGCATAACCGGCGAGCACATATAACCGTTAAACAATCCATATTCTGTTTTGATGGTAAATATCAGGTTGTGCCGCTGGGGCATCGGCGTGATAAATGCGTCCGTGTCGGCCAGGCTTTGATTTTCGACGGCATAATCGGCGTAATGGGTGCCCCTTATCAATTTGCCGAAGCGGGTTTCGCGCATGGATTCCGTAAAAGCCTTGGTCCTCGCGTTCTGTATGCAGATATCCCTATCGACTGTAAATTCGGCTTGTGTCGGTTTGACGTTGAAATATGTATAATAAGGACAGACCGACGTTACATTATTGGCAAGGAAAAAAGACCGCAAGTCTCTTCCTCTGGAAATAGTAAAATACAGTTCCAGAAACCGCTCAACCTCTTTTTTGAGATACCGCACTCCCGGGATAGGGATAAACTCATCGAACACCATTTTGTTACAATGTGGGTCGCTGATTGCCTTTATGGCTGATTCACTCAACGCCTTAAACGTGATAAACGGCACCCACACCGTATTTTTAGGGTCTGTGCCCTCTCCGATATAACCGACACTTCCGTCGATTTTGAAAACATGATCCGGGTATCGGTCGAGCACGTCAGCGAAAAAGCGGCCGTCTTTAATAATGGTGTCAATCTCCGTTTGATACCGCATTATCCACCAGCACGTCGAGCCAGTCCGGATAAAATCCGAGATGGCCCACGTCTTGAATTGATATGTTTTGCCGATGCCACGGGCTCCAGTGACGAAATTAAACAGACAATTATAGCTCAAAAGCTGGTTTTTTGAGTAATAGCTGGATTTTTCCATATCGCTCTCTCCTAAGTGTAGGTCGAAAACCGGCCCAAAATAAACAGTCAGTCAGAATTAGAGACGAGGACCAGCGCAAGAAAAAACGTTATCACACCGGTAACAAAACCAATAATAAAGTAATTCAAAAGAGATTCGCCGCCTTTGCGATGATGATAAAGTTTCGGGGCTTATAATCTCCCGGTCCCGGCGTTGGTGGTGTAGGTCCGCCACCTGCGGGCGGGTCATATGTCCAGTTATTACGCAGGTATGTGGCATAGTTGTTCGCGTAATTGGCCCGGTTGTCGGCAGATGTTTGACCACCTGATGAGCGCTCATATTCCCAGTAATAAGCGTTCGTCAATTCAGTGATTCCGTTTTTACTCGTTTTCCAATCGTCCCAAGAATAGGAATAGCCGTGATTTGAATACCACGTTTTCGTACCGGCTCGGTACCATCTTGGGGTCGAAATTCCGTAATTGTAATCCTTGTAGATTCCGTTTTTGCACTCAAATTCGTGGTACAACATCTGTACATAGAAATTGCGGAGCGGATTATCGTTTGATGCTGTTCCCGTCAATCCATATGTTTCCTCGGCCCATACGCCGAACTTCGGATACCATTGCGTCCAATGAGGCATACCGAAACCGCCCCACGCCTTATAGGTTGCTCCCCCGGATGTTGTACCGGTCCGATAATTGGGGAATTGACTATACTGGGGAACGTTCGGATTTAGGTAACATTCGACCCGCCAGCACCCGAGAGCGGCACATATGGCGTTAAAACTCCACCCCATCCACGTTAGGATGTTGGCCATATATTCGAGGTTGTCGTGTAGGTTGCTGGTATTGCTGGAGACTGCAACTCTGTAACCGTCGTGAGGTGCATATTGTTTCGCCTCGGGCAACTCCGTTGGTAACGCCATTAGTCCATCCCACCCTCTAACGAATTTCTAAGGTATTCGATACACTCCTCGACCTCGGCCCGGGTGAGCCCGACTAACCAGCGTTTCGTTTCATCCGTCTCCGGCTGGGCCCCCGGGTTATACGTCATCAAATACCGGGCCATACTCCAGCCGAGCCCCCGCAGATGATACCAAACGTCGCCGGTGCCCTCGTCCCGGTGTACCTCGTCCACGTCGTACAAAATCCCCACGTTTTTATAATTGTACGCCGGGACCCCTGTAGAGGGGGCCCCTGTGTTAGGGGCCACCCTTATAAACACGTTGCCGGAGATTTCAGGATTTACATAAACAATCATTTCAATTTTATACCTGTGATTGTACGGACAGTAACCTGTGCGGGAACGCTTGCGCCGGTAGTAACATTGTAGGTCGATGTAATAGAAAACTTGTTCGAGTCTGAAAAATACAACGTAATATTAAACAGGTTATGCCCAGAACCGTCGTAATGGAATATACTAAAATGCGGGAGAGCGCCGAAGGTATTAACAGGCAGTAACCAAGTTGTAATACCGCCGGCTGAATTACCACTAACGTCAAAACCACAACGGACTATCAAAAAATCATAATCGCTGTAATTTCCCGAGAGTGTTAATTCTCCGCTATTAACACTATAATTTCCAACGGGCAATAATGCCTCTACCGCTCCGATATTGCTAAGGGCTTCCGCGATAGTCGTATCGCCCTCAGACGAATTAACATCAATCACACGAGCATCAAATTGCACATTACCCGTCATGCCCAGTACAGACTGCACCGGGGCCGTGGGCGGGTTTTCAGTCAGATACTCCTCAACACCAGCGCCAATCATTGCCTGAGTTTCCGGGGACGTTGTAATGAAGTTTTTGATAAACTCTTGAATCTGCTCTTGCGTGGCAATCGGGTTCTCCTGGAGATACTGCCAGATCTGATAAACCCACTGGGCCAGCGTGGCGGGGGAGGGCTGGAACCCTCCGAGGTTGAGGGGAGGAACAAATCCCATAATAAAACTCCTTTCTTATTCTCCCCAGGATTTACCCGGGTTTACTGTCCTGTCATATTCGCCTATTTCAGCGTAATCCTCGAACACACCGAGGAAAAGGGGCTCTAATTCCGCGAAAATGATTTTATAAGCATCAAAGTTTACAGCATCCCGATACCCGCCGAGGATTTGAGCACTTGTCATGACACCGATATTGCCTTTTCGAGTTAACGTGTGTTCGCCCTCGCCGGTATTCTCGTTTTTGTTCCGTCCGGCGTTCGACATATACGTTTCAATATCGCTGGGCTGGATGCGGCCGTCCGGTGTGTCTGATACGTAGCTGTCCGCCTGTCCGGTCCCGGAATTGGAATAGGTGCCGCTCTCGTTGAGATCGTAGTTATAAATCGCGTCATCGTCTCTTAGCGCCTGCTCAGACTGAATCAATTTTTCCCACTGGTAGAGATGGCGTTTAATCACGGCATGAAACCGGCGTACCCAGTACCAAGGCGGCACTATTGTAATCTGATACTCGAAAAAATGTTCGGTAATGTTCTCCACCATTTCCGCCCCGTGGGGGTAGTGTTCGAGGTCATCCATGACGGCCGGGAAAAGTGTTTCCGGGAAACCGTCCACCGAATAGACTTTACTGTTCGGGTTGAGAAGCTCGCAAAACCGCATTGTCGTTCACCTCCTGACCGTTCATCCCGCCGCCGTTCCACTCAACGGAAAGATTGGTGCCAAACATGGAGTTATACTTTTCGGCAGCTTCTTTCCGGTATCGAATTGCCTCGTTCCGGTAATAGAGGACAAGTTGGTCGTTTCCCTGTGTTTCGGCAGATATAAGCCGCTCCTTTTTCTGTATGGCTATATTGTCAATGCCGAGGACCGTCAAAAACCGGTTTTGAATCTGAATATAATTATCATAATACTTATCGGCCTCAAATGCGGGTTTAATCGGGAAAAGGCGCTTTGCCGTTTCAATCGTTGCCAGCCCGGAATAGGTCAGCCATACGACCGGCTCGTTCTCATTCGCACGGCGGTATGCCTCCTGGGCGGTTTTGATTTCGTCCGACGTACCGGCAAACGCCCACGGGTTGATTTGCTGTTTAGTGTTCGCACTCATGGCCGACAAAAGACCGTTCAACCGTTTCAGTGTGTCAATCATGATACCGGAGAGAGGCGCCCGGCTCCCGTCGTTGTAAAAGATAACACAATTATCCGCCTCGACCGTCTCGTTATAGTCGCACCCGGTCACGACATACTGTTTCGGTAACCAGTAAATGCTACGCTGATCGGCCGGGTACATGGGGAGGATACAGGGCCCAAGGACCGGATGCCTAAAACCGGCCGCGCCCCCGAACGTCGAGGCCCCGAGGGAGCCCAAAGGAATATCAGCATCCCATAGACAGATATATCGCTCCATCTGTTCGGAGGTCAGCCCCTCCGGGAGCCCGGACCATTTAAACCTTCCTTGTACCAGCGTGAGGAACACCGACCCGAGGGCTCCATATTGGAGCATGGAATCCCTCATTGTTTTTCTGCTCAATCTATCACCCTCTATTCAATATATTCGTTTGACAACCCATACGGACTACCGATAAACGGAGAAATATCACCGTTATTGTAATACCAAAGATACACACCGGTTTGCAGAAGACCCAGCATCATTTTTCGGACAAACTGCGGACGGTTAGCGGGGTCGGCTGGGATTTTTACGGCGTTCGCCTGGATGAAGTCAAATACCGTGTGAGCCTTGACAATGGCTTGATACCGGTTGACCGTGTGACCTCCCGCCGCAATCATATTATTGATGATGGACAAGCTGTCCGCGCTGGGAGCGAACACCGCAAACATGAAACCGTACTGTTTGAACCGGGCCATATCTCCGTACGCATTGGAGCCCCGGGCCGTGGCCGGAATCCTGGCTTTGTCCGTGTAGCTGGCCAGGAGCTGATTAAGAGATTGCTGAGCATTGGCCACTCTATGGTCATATGTGTAAATGGTTTCGATACCGAGCTGGTTATTAATGTACGCCATTCCAATATCGTACATATAACCAAGATTCCGCTCGATGTCGGCATAGTCGCTATAGCCATGACGTTGCGCTATAGTAATGGATTGGTCCGTATAGGGGACATTAACATCCTTAAATTTGATCCCTGTCGAGCGGGGCGATTCCTTTAAATCAGCACCAAACAATCCCGCAACACCACCCAGAACGTTGGCCGCCCTGTATGTAACATCGCCCTTAATGCCGGACTGTATCTCTTGTATGAAGTGTCCGTTCTGATATGCCCAGGATTTATCCCGCGCCTCCTCCGCCTGACTGATTGCCAGTTCCGCTCCGGCAATGCTAGCGGCCCGGCTGTTTTGCGTTTGAGCGAGCCATATCTTATAGCTGTCATTCAGCCAGCCGATGGCGGGAGCTTGCGTAATTTTGATAATGCGCTCGTTTGCATCATTGTTATTATATTTGAGGTTCACGGGTTTACAAAATAGGGTGGGGGAGCCCCCGGCAAAACTCGCACACAACTGGAATTGCGGGTCACCGTTGAAATCGTTGAAAGAGTAACTTTCCGTTTCTCCTTGGCCGTTGTTTATGACGAGGTTGGTGTAACCGTATTTTGTGAGGATGTCGGCATATTCGACGGCACTTGTCGGCGGGTCAATCGTTATCGTTCTGGTCGGTGGGGTAAAGCTCCAGCCGTTCACCCAAACATCGGCGCCCATGCTGGACGGTAAATAGGTATCGGGTATAACGTAGATACCGGTTATTGTGTCCGTCATACCGTTGGAGTTGTAACCCTCAATCGTTTGACCTAACGCCTGTATAAGCGTTGTTGGCGTTGCACTCCGAAGCACATAGGGCGGGGATGCCATAGGAATACCGTGAACCGTTGCACTTGTATACGTCAGTTCACCCGCTATCGCGTTCGCCGGGCTTACACTCGCGTACATGACAAGGGCATATCCGCCAGTCTCCTGTGTAAACGATACGCACCGGGTTTGTGGGACCGGGTAATCGCTGGGCGTTCCGTCAGGGGGTAAACTGTGATTTGTGGAGCGAGTAATAAATCCGTTGTATTGCCAGAACGGCACACCCGACAGGAAATAGAACGTTTGCACCCAGTCAACGGAAATTGTAATTAACGTGACCTCGGGGCTTACATAGGCTTTGGCATCAATGAAACCGTACCAGCGCCGGGCGTTCTGTGCGTCGGTCGTGTCGTTGTCGATGATTATATAGTCATACTGTAACGCCTGTTCATAACGTATTGGTATTTTGATCGCTGCCCCAACTCTCCAATATTTCTGTTGACTAAAACGAATGTGCGCCTTCCCGTTGAAAAATGCATCCCGTTCCGTTGAGTTGGTAAACCCCCAAATATTGGTATAGGTTGGGTCAGTCCGGCCGGTTGCGTATAGGGTGTAAATCGTATCTCGGGCCATTTGATCACCTCTCAAAAAAGACCGTATAGAGGATTTACCCCTATACGGTTTTTTCGGTCCTAATTAAGTGCCAGTACCGGAGCGGAGAACAACTGCGGTTGCAAACGAGGACGTGTCAATCGTCATCCACGGGTGAACAAAGAAGTTCGTGAAAATCCCCTGGGGGTTTTCGATCGGGCGGACGGTCCGCATCGTTTCAAAGAACTTGAAGAATTCCCTGGTAGTCAGTAGACCCAGCACGTCGCTGTTGTTGCCGTTGGCGGAGCTGAAAGTATCTACTACGGTGACATAGTCGAAGACATCGCTCTTGGCGTAGTCGGGATTGAACAAGGACGCCAGCGTATAAACGTCGATGTTGGGCTCCACGGCGGGGTTGAGAAGGAGCACAAAATCGGACTTTTTATTTACGTTGGTTACGCCCTCTCGGTTGTACTGATGCGGGAAAATCAGCTTGTTCATGATGATTTTCACCGCCTGTGCAAACGCCCGGCCACTCGCGTCCTCTTTCGCGTTAAACTGCCCAATATACGCCGAGGGGATGGGTTTCGTCTCGTCGGCGATCGCCTGGGCGATGGCCTGACGCTCGGCATTGTACCGGTCGATGGCCACCCCAGTGTAAAGGGCTTGCATTTTAGCGGACCAGAAACGGTTCAGCGCATCCCAGTCAGAGAAGGCATTCATGAGGTTTACACGGTCCACCGTCTCAACGTACATCGGCGTGAAGTTCTGCTGATAATAAGCAGTTTTCACGTTTTCATGCGTACGACGGGCAAGGGGACCACCACCGGACGTCACGCCGGAGTAGTCATAATCCGCCTCGGCCGTGATCGGCTCGATATAGACATCCTGTACAAGATGTCCCTGGGGGTTCAAACCTTTCTCAAACTTGGCCAGGGGATTGAGGAAGTTAGCCGTGTCGATATACAGACGGCCGATCCGGACCAGAAAAGCCTCGACAACGGCATTATAAATCTCCGGGCTTTCATTGATAACAGCCTTCAGAGTGCCCAGGTTGGCGAGAGTGGCCTGAGGCAAACGAGCGTTGAGAACCGGGTTTTCATTCCTGATAGTGTTGAAAGTTTCAAGAGCAAAATTCGCCATGCATGTATCATCCTTTCTTATTTAGATAATAGATCAGAATTAAATCCTGATCTCGCCCAATCATTTAGGGTAGACATTAGCTTGTCCTCGATACTGGGCTCGGGGTCGGAACCGTTAGTCCCGCTAAGTTTGAGATAGAGCTTTTTATTTTGCTCTACCAGTTCGGCAACCTGAGAAGTTAAGGCCGCAATCTGACCTTCCAATTCGACCTCTCGGGCCGTGTGAATCTCGGGCTGTTCCGGTTCGGGCTGGGTCTGTTCCTGGGTGTTCGTGTTCTCATTATCCATGTTGCTACCTCACTTAATTACACAGGTGTTCCTTTACGACTGTTTGCAGTTCCCGCATGACGGTTGTGTTTTCGGCGATGACCTTACTCATGGCCTCGATGCTTTCGCGTTCCTTCTCCTGCACCCCCTTGATATACCACATCAAAACCAAACAGATGGCAATAGGGAATAGATTGTTATTGATTAACTGCGTTACGAGGGTTATCGTTTCGGCATTCATAGACTCACCCCCAATCTACTGGCCGCATGGTGGGGCGGCAGAATCAGACGACAAGACAACACAATTATTGCATTTGACGCCAGCGGCGGTTCAACCGATTGTCTGGGCTCGCCACACTCTGTCTGATGATGTACCACCGTCCCAAAGACAGTATACAAGTTTTACACAGGGTTGTCAACAAGTTGTGGATAAGTTCCCACCCACCCCTTTACTCCAGTTAAACTTTTAGTTTACTGATGCATAACCCGCCCATTCACCTACACTGAACCCCAGGTTTACCAGG